GATATATTCGAACCTGTCGGAGATGAATCATCTACAGGATATGACTGGAAGTTAAAGTAACCACGATCTCGGTTCGCATGAGTAAAGAAGTCTAAAGTAACAAGAAGCCGATCAGTAGCACCCAAAGAAAGTGTGCTGCTATTTCTCAGTTCAAGTTTACCATGATCGTATAGATTATCTTTCTGACCAGGATCTAAAATAAAATCACTCGTGACATCGGTTCCGTCCGATGTGGCAGAAAAGAATGAACCAGTTTTTCTACGAACAGAAACAATTCTAAACACATCGGAAACGCCAAGGTTCCAAGGTCCAGTCAGATTTGATGTACCGTATGCTGCGTTGTTAGCCAAGTTAAGTTCTACGAGACGATTGCGCACAATAGACTTCGTTGCTTCCTGAACATTAGTCTTAGCCATGCGAACAAGCGCAGTAGCAGTAATAGAGGATGGGCTGTTGAGAGTTTCCTGAATGTCTAGAGTTGCCTGAGTTGTCGAGTTTATAGTAACTGTTCGCTGAGCATCTTGTTCACCGACACCACCCATATCAATTACTTGACCCTGGAATAGCTTTTTGTGAAATGCATTACCAGATCCAACACTGGCTGTTCCCAATATTTTCGCAGATGTGTTACTGACAATCTGGTTGATAACAAGCGCATTAGAACCAGTTGTCGAAATAACATCACCAATATTAAGCTCTGTGTCAAATCTCGTTGAGGTTCCTGTTACTGTGTTACCAGAAATCGCTATCGTTCCTGTTAGGTTGCTCGTGTTAGCCGATTGATTGAGAACAACATAAAAATTATCACGAGCGCGAGAGTCAGATAATGTTCCACTTCCAACGAAAGTTTCAGAAGCAACAGTCGAGTTGATAGTGCCAACCCCAGCCGAGTTGAAAGAAAAGTCAAACTCTTTTTGGAAAGTATAAAACGTGTCGACAGAATTTGATGAGTCTCTTAATGTTTTAATCGACTTCGCAGGAAGTCGGAAAACAGCTCTGTTAAATTCTGAGTCAGAGAGAGATGCTGTCCCGTAAACACTCGCCTTCGCATCCGAAAAACCAGTATTCGCATCATAGTGAATACCTTTAACATCAGCGAAGGTTTTGTCTGTAGCGGTTATCTTAACATCAGTGAGATGAATACGATATCTAGCGTCACTGCTTCCTGGCGTTCCAGAAACATATACCACATCACGAACACGAGCTGTACCTAAAGATGCACCAGATGCAGCCGTAGTTGAAAATGTACCATTCGCCGTGCTTTTATGCTGCGTATCTCGAAGTGTTACTATTTTCTGATTGATTGTATCCCAATTACCAACAACTTCGTGAGCGTCAATGAAGTTTCCATATGATGCGAAAATTTGAGCATTGTTGATTTCTTCGGTATCAATACCTTTATCTATGACAACATATTGAGGTATATAAGTTTCATTATCATATCCCTTTATGTATGCCTTTCCAGGCTGAACCTCGACTACCAGTAACTCGTTGTTGCCTGTTTGTTTAAGACCATTCGCAAATGCTTCAGGAGGCGAGCTTACAAATACGCCCTGATTATTTCCTACTCTAAGGTGTTCGCGGATCCTAGGGAACAAACCCCTTACAACATAGTTGCCCGACTCATCGAAAGTTCTCTCTGCCATATAATCTCTGACAGCAGCATATTGTGGTTTTTGGTTTAGAGCCTCTATTCGACCATCAGTAATTTTAACCAACTGTACGAAGTTATTGCTTGCAGCATCACCATCAGCAATTTTAACTAAAGTTGGTGTCAACTTCAAACGATTAGCACCAGGAGCAGTGTAATTATAAGCACCTTGAGCAGGATCTTGTAGCGTTGAATCGTCAAGATCTGATACAATTGATTCTACTATGTTGTAGCCAACCCGATATGATCCATTGGAAGAATACTTATCCAAAATTAAATCTTGAGCAGCGACTCTGATAAAATGATCTTTTGCGAAAATAATACCAGAACCAACACTTATTCTAGATGCCCTACCAACTGAGTGAACATTCATCTGAACATTAGCAGCATTCGTCGTGTTTGCTGTCCACTCTATGACCTCATTTACAGCGAATCGCCTTGTTGCAGCATTTGCAGATGTGTAATTGATGTATAGAGTTTTGAGATTCGGTGTATTAGCCTCGGAACCATCGTTGACTGCTACAACATTAGCAGTCAGTCGGTTAGTTAGACCACGGATATTTCGAGACTCTAATGAGTAAACATTAGCTGTTACATTTGAGGTGCCGCCAACATCTTTTACGCGAACGAACTCCTGTCGCGTTTGGTGATTTATTTCCAATCCACGAACTGGAGAGCCTTCTTTAAAAATATGAGCACCGAAACGGTCTATCTGATTTTGTAGTATAGTTTGCAGCTGTGTGAGTTCACGAGCCTGAACTGAAAATCCAGGACGAAACAAAATACGATGAAAGTTTTTCGACTCATCGAAGTCATCGTAATACGGATCTACATTAAGATTCGTTACTAGACTATTAGTATTGGCTTCCGTTGCCGCCTCGTAACTCATTCCGTGAACTCCTTGTTAACCTCTCTTCTATATATTTCTAGAATTGAGCGATAAATTGTAAACTTTCTGTTTGTGAGGCATCGCGTTCGATTTTATCGCGTTGCTCCCAGTATAAAACATCTCCCGTAAACTCTCTCACTGCTGGTCTAGCGAAAGCAGATAACGTGGCTGTAACACCAGAGTTTGCTCCAGTAATGGTCGAGTTGAGAGTATATAAAAGTCCAGTCCCCTTTGACTTGACATCTGTTAATCTTAATATGCCCTGTGTTCTAGCAGCATTAGTATTTGAAAAGCGAACAACACGCCCAGTCGCATCTGCCGACTCGCTGCTCGTTACTATTTCATCTGCAGTAAAATCACCAGATACATTCGTTAGCGTTAATCGGAAACACTGATCTATGATAGCAACATTCGCAGCCTGACCATTGCGTAAAAGAGGATCTTTAATTATACCAACAGTTCTGAAATCATTATTAGTTGGCAGTGTATTACCTTCAGGTCCAACCATTTGAGCATTTAAAATTACATTTTTAGCATAAAGTTCTTTGTATGCTACAGAGCCATGTCCACCAGGAGGTGACATCACTGCCTGCGCACTAGCACCAGAACCATAGGAGCTGTTCGCTACTATAGCAACGTTCGCTCTACCATAGTTCAAACCTGCTGCAATAATATCTATTTTTCGAACTTGACCGCCAGCTGTGTTAGAAACATATGCCTTAGCAAGACTCGTTGTAGTTTGACCTGAGTCTCCTTTGATAACAACTCTTGGGCTTATAACATACTGTGTTTGTGTGTTAGCTATCGTAGCAGTTGTATATGCACCATTCACTGTAACAATTTTATTAGAACCATCATAACCAATAATTCTACGAATCTCACCCAAGCCTTTACCTGCTTTGAAGTATATTGTAGAGTCAACATAGAAAGAGTCATTAGCGGCTGCAGTAGTGGCGATTGTTACTGTTGAACTGTTGGCAGCAACCACGTTACCGGACTGAGCAAAATATCCCGAACCATTCGATGTAACTTTGATATGATTTATGGCACCATTCGCTGCAGCAGTCTGAACTGAAAACTGATTACTTGAGTCGTCGGTGTCTATCTTCTTGACAGGAATAAAATCTGGACTCATGAAACGATTTCGCTCAGCGGAAGAAAGGGAGAACATATATTTCCAACGATATCCATCGGAGGTAGAAATGATATCGGTGCTAGTTCCTGTCGGCTTTACAGTCGAGTTTGCTCCGCTGTTGTTATCTATAACTTTGTAAACATTAAAATCATCGTTCTGTAAAACATAAAACCGTTTGTCGTCCAAACCTACAGTTCTATCGTTATACTCTTCGAAAAATGTATTGTTAGCCCAGTCATATCTCTTCGTCAAAAACCGCTCATCTGCCTCATTGACTCGCTTCATGGCTATCATGGATGGCCAAGGATCATAAGTCGTATCTGTTACAGTATTGAGTGGAGTGGGTGCGTTACCGACAGTATCAGTGGTATGTGGTGCTGTCTTACCAATGAACAAATAATATACCGAGGGCGATGCTTCGCCTATCGACTCATACAGTTGCTCAGCGTTATGCAACCTGAAATATTCTGTGACAACTCCACCCATTGAATATACCTATTATGCAGAGGCAGTATATGTTACGTTGATCGTATCACCACTGGTAACAATCTTATCACCAACTGTGAAAGCACCAGCCGAGTACAGCGTTCCCGCAGTTCCACCTTTCGTTGAGTTATTTGCAACGAAAGCACCGCCAACTGTAGCAGTAGCGTTAATGGAAAAAGAAACAGCAGAGCTGGTTGCTTTACTTCC